AGACTCGACGGCAAAGAGATTGCTGGCAGGGTTAAAAGCAGATTGGGTCGGGCCATAGCAGCGCTGGATGCGGACAACGAAGACGAAGACGAAACCAACGGCGAAGCCAGATTCAATCAGGACGACCTGATCAAGATCCTGCCAGCCAAGGGTCAGTTTGAGTTCGAGAATCGCGAAGGCTTTACTCTGATTTTAACCAAGCGTGTAAGCAAGACATATTACCACCCTGATGCCTTCTAAGGAGATAGCATGAGCCATGAAGAAGACAAATTTCATCACAGTCGCCGACTACACCAAGAACAGGTAGCTATTGACAAGCAGGTCAAGATTGCCAAGGAGTTTGGAATACCAGTCAAGGAGCCGCACAAGCTGCATAAACATCATGTCATGAACTGCGGCGATCCCAACTGTGTAATGTGCATGAATCCACGCAAAGCCTGGGGTGAAAAGACCATGCAGGAACGCCGATTTGAACAGAAGGAAAGAATACATGATGACAACGATTGATGTAATTTATCTGGACATGGATGGAGTGCTATCCGACTTCATGAGCAGGTATCGGGAACTCAATGGAGAGTTCAAACGTGACAATGAAGGCAAGCGAAGCACAGCTTGGAAGAACTTCTGTGAAGGCGGTCATTTTGCCAATCTGGATACCTGGCCAGGCTGCACCGAACTCATTGAGTTTATTGAAGGCGTCCGAGGTCATGTTAATGTCGAGATCCTGACCAGTACTGGTGGTGCTTACCATCACGAACGGGTTGAAGCCGACAAGAAGAACTGGTGCGAAGAGCGTGGCATCTTCTACAAGGTCAATGCCGTGCCTGGACGCTGGAAGAAAAAGGAATGGGCAACGCCCCGCAGTATTTTGATTGACGACACCGAAGATGTGATCCGAGATTGGACACTGGCTGGCGGAAAAGGTATCCTGCACAGAGACAATGATACAACCATTAAATTATTGAAAAAGTACTTGACATTGTAACAATGTTCATATATAATAGTATGACCACATAATTTCAAGGATTAACATGATCATAGTTGACTTTAACCAGACGGCCATTAGCACGCTCATGGGCGAGCTCGCTGGCCGCACCGATGTGGAGATTCGCAAGGATCTGATCCGCCACATGATTATCAATGCCATTCGAAGCTATAAAGTAAAATTTGGAGCTGAATTTGGTGACATTGTCATAGCCTGCGATAACCGCCACTACTGGCGCAAGGACAAATTCCCCTACTACAAGGCCAGCCGTAAAAAGGCTCGCGCCGATTCAGGCTTTGACTGGAAGCTGATCTTTGACACCTTGTCGGAGATCCGAGCCGAGCTGCATGCCTTCTTTCCCTATGCGGTGATCGATGTTGACGGCGCCGAAGCCGACGACGTAATTGCCATACTGGCAGAATGGACTCAGGTCAATGACCTGCGCCAGGATGGCATGTTTGGTGATCAGGTGCCACAGCCAGTGCTGGTGCTGAGCGGCGACCATGATTTCATTCAGCTGCAGAAGTACAAGAATGTGCAGCAGTATAGCCCTATTCACAAAAAGTGGGTCAAGCCTGACAGCAGCATCAACAGCTATCTCATGGAGCACATCATCAAGGGCGACAAAGGCGATGGCATTCCCAATATCCTAAGCCCCGACGATACCTTTGTGGCCGAAGCCCGACAGCGTCCGGTAAGCAGCAAGAAGCTGGCTGAGTGGGAAAAGATTGCTCCCGATGATTTCCACAATCATGTTGATGTGGAGACTGCCCGCAATTTTAACCGCAATCGATACCTGATTGATTTTACCTGCATTCCCGATGCTGTTCGCAAGAACATTCTGGATACCTGGGAGGGTCGTGTCAAGAAAGATCGCAGTCAGCTCTTGAACTATTTCATGGAGCACAAGATGAAGAACATGATCGAACACCTAGGAGAATTTTAATGCGATTGTACATACCCGAAATCCTGCAGCAGGTAGCTGATGCCAAGCCCAGCGAACGAGCCGAGGTGCTGAAGAAGCATGCCAGCAATGCCCTGCTCCGAGAAGTGCTGTTGCTGAACTTTGGTCCAGCAGTATTTGACCTACCCAAAGGGCGTCCACCCTTCAAGGGCAGTGTTCAGCCCATAGGGTTGACCGAGACCAATCTCTATGCCGAAAGCCGACGTCTGTATCTGGTGGTCAAGGATCATCCGCGCCGCCCCAAGAATCTAAAAACTCTGCAGGTCGAGAACATCTTTATTCAGATGCTGGAAGGCATTCACAAAGACGAAGCCGAGATGCTGATCGTCTTGAAAGACAAAGAGTTGGCCAAGAAGTACAAGGGGCTGACCGAGGCTGTGGTACGCCAGGCTTTCCCTGATCTTTTGCCTGAAAAACAGGCAGTTGTAACCCCTTGATTTCGTTGGAGAAAAACTTCAATGAAATCAATGACTTAGCACGGTGAAAAAAGGCTTGACAAAACGGTGGTTCTTTGCTATAATAGTGGCATGTTAAATAAGAAAGGAACCGAAATGTCCAAGTTCGTCAAAGACAATTTCCATGGTAGCGAATATGTCAACTATCTGAACCCTGCCGATGGCTCCAACAAGTTCGTGGCTCGCTTCAAGTATGTGCGTGGCAACAAAGGTTCGTTCATAACCTTCCTGGTCAAGAACTTTACCGTCGAAGAATACTTTGGCCGTCTTGAAGCCGGTGAAACCCCCTGCGGTATCCTGCAGAGCAAGGGCTATATCCAGGCTCACATCAAGAAAATGCTCAAGCAAAAGGGCTATGAAATCAGCCAGGCCGGTTTTGATCGGCTGGTGCAGGATCAGGTAGCAGCTCGCAATAGGCTGGCAACTGCTTGACATTGGGTGAATTTTCTGCTATAATAATGGTACATTGAAGGAGATATTATGGGTAAGATGAAAGATTTGGTTTTTGATATTCGGGAAGACATCGAGGCTGGTGAGCTCAGCTTTGAAGAGATTGCTGCCAAGTACAGCATGACCGTGGCCGATGTCTGCAGTTATGCCAAGGAGCTGGATGCCTTGTACGAGCACCAGAGCATGATGTATGAAGCCAGTTTTGAATAAGGAGAACACCATGAATGTCAGCATTGAAATCGTCGATAATACCCGTTGCTATATCTTCCGCAAGGAAGCTGAGCCCGTGAAAAAAGTTACCAAGGCAGCACTGCTGCGTGAACGCAAGGCCAAGGTTGGCCGCGGCATTGGCAAGTATCGCAACAGCGTGCGCAAGCCTGGTCCAGTTACTGTAACCTCATTCTAAGGAGAACCCCATGAAGAAATTTCTAGTTGCCGCGCTGGTAGCCAGTGCCCTGATTGTTCCAACTGCTCAGGCACGTGCCGATGCCGGTGGAGCATTCATTGGCGGGCTGATCATTGGTAATATACTTACCCAGCCCCGCACAATCTATGTACAGCCTGCCCCAGTGTATATTCCGCCACCACCGGTGTATATCAACCCCAACCCCTATGGCGTTCAACCCAACCCATATCTGTATCAGATTCCACGCCAGTGTCATCTAGAGAATTTCTATGACGGTGCTGGTTACCTGATTGGACAGCGTCAAGTCTGCAATTAAACTGGAGCATTTTGCCATGAATTTTTTGTTGAAGCCCACGGGCCTGAATATTGTAATCCTGCTAGCCATAATTCTATTTGTTGGCGTATTTGGTCCACTGCTTGTACTCTGGGCCCTGAATACCCTGTTTCCAGTGCTGGCGCTGAAGTATTCTTTTGACAACTGGTGTGCAGTTGTCCTGTTGCACGCCTTTTTTACAACTGCAATTCGCACCAACAAGTAAGGATTTGTCATGAGCATGCATCTTGAAGGACCCTGGCTCAGCATGCAGGGTAAAAAGAAAGGCCGACAGAAATTCCGCAATGCTGCCGAAGCTGCCAAGTCCCGAGAATTGAATGCTGGCTGGACGGATCTGCTGGCCAAGTACCCGCCCATGAAGGTCAAGACACAGAAGCAGACTCTGAAGGATGTCTACAAGCTGACCATACCCGAAGGCCGTTCTAGCCGTATCTACAAGAGTGTGGATACCGGTGGCGGTTCCACTGCGCCACAGCCTACCAAGGTTTATACAGGCGATAAAATGAAGGGTATTGGTACCATGCATAAAAGCAACATGGTGCCGATTTTTAGTAACCAAGAAGCTGAGGAAATCAGCAAAATGCGAAGAGGATGATATGTTGAAACCCGATCAGAATTTTAGAATGAAGAAGAGCCTGAAGTTCTTGTTTGCCAGCGAACAAGATCCACATCTCCGAGGTCAGCTTCGGCGTGCAGTGATTCAGGCGCAGCTCTCCAGTGCAGTTCGACCCAGAGAAAAGAAGAATCGCAACGCACCCGATCTGGAGACTGTATGAGCACAGACACCATCGTAGGTGCCATATTATTTGCAAACGCAATGGTGTTTGCAGCATTCTCTGCCATTGTGATAACCACAGCCATATTGATCATCAACAACCTGATCCATCGGTTTTGGAAACCCATCAAGTTTATTAGTTTTGATTACACCCTGTATGACCTTAAAATGAAGGAGTTAGAAAATGAACGTACCCAGCAATCCAGCGGACCGCAAGAAGATCGAACAAGCCATGCAGGAAATCAGCAACAGTCTAACAAGAACTGAAGCTGAACGAGACCTGATCAAGGACACCATCAACACCATCTGTACTCAGTATGAGTTGGATAAAAAGATCTTTCGTCGCATGGCCAAGGTTTACCATCGTCGCAACTACAGCGAGGAAGTTGCCGAACACGAAGCCTTTGAACTTCTGTACGAGAACATCACCAACACAGCCGCAGGAACGGTCACAGCCAAGCCTAGCACAACTAGCTATGCCTATGATCCAGTAGATCATGATTGATAGTACAGTAATCCACATCATGGAATACCAGCCCATTGATAAACTTGGGCGTGGTAAAACCTGGTTGTATGCTGGCATTGCCAGAACCGAAGATGAGGTTACTGCCTGCATGAAAAAACTCACGGATACCTGGGGCAAGAAGAACAAGAAGATATCATTTCGCTCGCATCGTTATAGTCAGGCGCTGGGAAAAAATGCTTGACATCGGGTGCGAAATCTGCTATAATAAGACATAATTATTTCAGGAGTTTGATGTGAACGATATCATGGGTATTTTGACCGCTCTGGGTGCCGACAATAGTCGCCTGGCCAAGGAAGCCATCCTAAAAGAAAATCTGGGCAACCAGCTGCTCAAGGATGTCGTCAAGCTGGCTCTGGATCCTTTCACTCAGTTTTATATTCGCAAGATTCCCGAATATGATACTGTCTC